TTAGATAATGGCTGAAAAATGGATACAGAACGCGATAAAGAAACCCGGGGCTCTGCGCTCCGCTCTTGGTGCGAAAAAAGGCAAGCCGATTCCAGCAAAGAAGCTGGCAAAAGCCGCCAAAGCTCCCGGCAAGATGGGTCAACGAGCCCGCCTAGCCGAGACCCTCAAAGGTTTAAAAAAGTAAAGGAAAACCATGTCACAGTTTAATTTAACCCCCGAAGAAGATGCAATCATGTTGAGTGCTTTGCGTGCTAAAGCCGCTAGTTATCTAGCCACGTATGGCGTCTTTGATTCCGAGTTGGAAGTTTTGATTGATAAAGTTGAAGGCCAACTACCAGCCCCCGTGGTTGAAGTTGCTCCTGAGCCTGTAGTCGAAACACCTCCTGACGTAGTAGAACCTACCGAAGAAGAGATCGAAGCTCACTTTGCTGAAGAAGCTAAAGACGAGTAATGGCAAATACTTCTGGCGCAGTATCGTTTAACCTTGACCTAACTGAGTTGGTCGAGGAGGCGTTTGAACGCGCCGGTAGTGAACTCCGCACTGGCTATGACTTGCGCACTGCTCGTCGTAGTCTCAATATTATGTTTGCTGATTGGGCAAACCGTGGTATCAATTTATGGACGATTGAACCGGGTACTATCACCCTTGTACCGGGCCAAAACACCTATGCGTTACCCAACGACACTATTGACCTGCTCGAACATCTAATTCGCACAGGAGCCAACAACACGGCTACTCAAGCGGATTTAACGATCACTCGTATTAGCGTTTCTACATACGCTACTATCCCAAATAAAATTCAGCAAGCCAGACCTATTCAAGTTTGGATTCAACGCTACAACGGGCAGACTAGCCCTATAGCCTCTACGCTTACTACAACAATTACATCTACGTCTACTTCGATTGTATTAAGCGATGTTACGGGTTTACCCGCATCTGGATTTGTAAAAATTGACAACGAAGTAATTAACTATAGTTATATTACACAAGATACAAACGCTGTTACCGGAACTCTATACAACTGTTTCCGTGGACAGCAAAATACTATTGCAGCGGCACACACCGCTGCGGCTACTGTGTACTGGCAACAAGTACCAGCCATAACTGTTTGGCCTACTCCAGACAATGCTCAGGACTACACATTTGCTTATTGGCGTCTACGCCGTACGCAGGATGCTGGTGGCGGTGTAAACATCATGGATGTGCCGTTTAGATTTATTCCTTGTATGGCGGCTGGTCTGTCTTACTACATTGCTGGCAAAGTACCACAGGGTATGGAGCGTATTGGCATGTTAAAACAACAGTACGACGAAGCATGGGAACTGGCAGCATACGAAGATCATGAGAAAGCAGCATTACGTTTGGTTCCTAGACAGACCTACATTGGGAGGTAGTCGTGGGTAATCGTTTTGCTTCCGGCAAGAATGCGATTTCGGAGTGTGACCGCTGTGGTCAGCGATTCAAGTTAAAGGTTCTGAAGACTGAGATCATCAAGACTAAGAACTACAACTTGTTGGTGTGTCCAGAGTGTTGGGACCCAGACCATCCGCAGTTGCAGTTGGGTATGTATCCGGTGGATGATCCACAGGCATTGCGTAATCCTCGCCCTGACAGAAGTTATGTAATTTCTGGGTTGTTGGCTGATGGGTACAACGCAGGTGGTAGTCGAGTCTTTCAATGGGGTTGGAATCCTGTTGGCGGCGCAAGTAGTTTTGATTCAGCGTTAACGCCGAATAATTTGAATTTGGTTGTACAACTTGGTACAGTTACGATAGCAACAACTTAGGAGTTGAAAATGGCAAAAATGGAATCAAGCAAAGCTGACATGGCTCAAGACAAAGCACTCATCAAGAAGGCTTTCAAACAGCATGACATGCAAGAACACAAGGGCGGCAAGGGCACTTCTTTGAAGCTCAAAAAGGGCGGTCCCACAGGCGAAATGATGAAAGCTATGGGTCGCAATATGGCTCGCGCTAAAAACCAAGGTGGTAAATAATGGCTACATTCAGCATGAAAAAAGGCGGCAAAGAAGTTGGCCCAGCCAGCGTCTATGCTCAACCGCACGATATGTCGGGTAAAAAGATGACTCAAGCCCCTGTAGAGTTTGGTACAAACCCCGGCTACCCACCTAACAAAAGCAGATTAGAAAATGCTGACGTTAGTCTTGGTCAATTCAGCAAATCTGCTGGTGACGAGCCTATCAAAACCGACGGTATTAAAATGCGTGGTACTGGCGCAGCAACCAAAGGCGTGATGTCTAGAGGCCCGATGGCATGAATTACGCCGACCTTGTAACTGCGATCTCTGACTATACGGAGAACACGTTCCCAACTGCTGATATGAATACGTTTATTCAGCAGGCGGAGCAGCGCATTTACAACTCGGTGCAGTTTCCATCACTGCGTAAGAATCAGTATTCTCCAATCACTTCGGGTAATAAATACCTATCGCTTCCAAATGATTTTTTGTCTACGTACTCTTTGGCAGTTATTGAGGGCTACGGTACTAGCGCCGAGCGCTACACCTATCTGCTGAACAAAGACGTTAACTTCATCCGTGAAGCATATCCAGAGACCGGCGCTGCTTATCAGGGTTTACCCAAGTATTACGCTTTGTTTGGCCCCACAATTGTTTCTAGTGTTGTTACTACGGAGCTATCGGCTATTTTTGGACCAACTCCAGATGCTGTGTATTACGTTGAACTGCATTATTACTACTACCCAGAATCCATAGTAACTGCCAGCACAACTTGGCTTGGCGACAACTTTGATACTGTTTTGCTCTACGGCGCATTGGTTGAGGCTTACACCTATATGAAGGGTGAAACCGACATGATGGCTGTATATGATGGAAAGTACAAAGAAGCACTTGCCTTGGCTAAACGCCTTGGAGATGGTTTGGAGCGTAGCGATGCGTACCGTAGTGGTCAGGCCCGTATAGCGCCTTTACCGCAGAATAATGGAGTCCAGTAATGGCATTTACGGGAAACTGGACTACTAACACATTTAGAACTGGGTTGCTTGATGGGGTGTATAACTTCAACACGGGCACAACGCAGGTCTACAAGATTGCGCTGTATACCAACGCTGCCACACTAGACGCGACCACAGCAGCCTATACAAGCACAGGTGAGGTAGTAGCCTCTGGCTACACGGCTGGCGGGCAAACACTGGTTGTTGTTCAGATTCCAACAATAGGTAACCAAACTGGCAATGCCACTACTTATCTGTCTTTTACAAACGCCGCATGGACAGGCTCAATCACCGCAAGAGGTGCATTGATTTATTTGGCTAATAGTACGACTAACCCAACAGTCTGCGTGCTGGACTTTGGTAACGATAAGACTAGCACCAATACATTCACCGTACAATTCCCAGCAGTGACAAACACATCAGCAATCATAAGGATTTCATAATGGCACTTGTAACTACAACCAAAGGCGACATGGACGAATCTCTGCTTGAAAAGCGGGAAGGAACCGTGGATAATGAAAACGAATTAACCACTTGGGTTGAGTATTGGTTGGAAGGGGAACTTGTCCACCGCTCTGCGCATGTAACTTTAAAAACAATGCCCGGTTTTGCGGGTGCTGAAACAGCTTCTTTTGGATAAAGGATAAATCATGGCTAATACTCAATCAATGTGTACATCGTTCCTTGGGGAACTGATGACTGCAACCCACAATTTTGGTACTTCTCCTGTCCGTGCAGCATCAACTGCGGACTCATTTAAAGCGGCTCTGTACTTCGCTTCTGCTACTCTTAACGCCAGCACTACAGTTTATTCGGCTACTGGTGAAGTGACTAACACTTCTGGTACTGGTTATACGGCTGGCGGAACAGCGATTACTAGCTGGAATGCTCCTACTGCAACTAATGCGTCGTCAACGGCTGGTGTGGGTTTCACAACCCCAACTGCTAGTTTTTCATGGACTGCACTGACCATAACATCGGCGTCGTTTGATACTGTGTTTATTTATAACGCAACTCAGGCTAACAAGGCAGTCAGTGTTCACACATTTACTGGGCAGACTATTACTGCTGGTACGTTTACCCTAACGATGCCAAGTAACACCACCACTACCGCTCTATTGCGTTTAGCAACAACTTAATGCGGAGGCGGCTTGTGCCGTAAACCATGTTTGGTATCTCCGCGTTTTCAGAAGCACCGTTTAGCTCCCTTGCGGGGCAGAATATTGCTATTGCCATTACTGGCGTATCTGCGACTGGAAACGTAGGTACTACTGCTGCTAGTCAAGATTTATCTAGAGCGCTTACTGGAGTTCAGGCTGCAGGTAATGTAGGGGCAGTTGCACCTGTCATATCTTTAGCCCTTACTGGTGTATCTGCTGCTGGAAGTGCAGGTACTGTTGGATACGAGAGAGCATTCGCCATAACAGGCGTGTCTGCTTCTGGGGCGGTAGGTTCTGTTGCGTATGAGAGGGCATTTGCCATTACTGGCGTGTCCGCCACAGGCTCCATTGGTTCTGTAACTACTAGCCAAGATTTGTCTAGAGCACTTACAGGCGTAGTAGCTACTGGGTCTCTAGGTACTATTACTTCAGTCTCTGGTATCTTTGCGGCTGTTACTGGTGTATCTGCTACAGGTAATGCGGGTTCAGTCACACCCGGTATATCTCTAGCACTTACTGGTGTAACGGCTACAGGTAATGTAGGAAACGTAACTAGTAGCCAATCCCTGTCTAGAGCGCTTACTGGTGTATTTGCAACGGGTAATGTAGGGGCGGAGTCACCGGGTATAACTCTAGCACTTACTGGTGTGGTTGCCGCAGGTAGCGCTGGTACTGTTGGGTATGAAAGAGCATTTGCCCTAACAGGTGTATCCGCTACTGGTTCTGTAGGGAACGTAACTACCAGTCAAGATTTATCTAGGGCGCTCACTGGAGTTACTGCGGCTGGGCAAGTTGGTGATGTTCTTGCTATAAATTGGCTGTTAATAGATGACAATCAAGTCGCAAACTGGCAAAATGTGAACAATGCTCAAACTGCTGGGTGGGCGTTAGTCGATAATTCGGAAACCTCCAATTGGAATTTGATTGAGACGGTCTAAAGGAACAACATGGCAGCAATAGTACTTGCAGACAGAGTTAAAGAAACTACTACCGTAACAGGTACAGGTACTGCTACGCTTTTGGGCGCTTCTACTGGGTTTCAGTCTTTTGCTGCGGTTGGTAACGCTAACCAAACGTACTACACAATCGCCGCGCAATCAGGCTCGGAGTGGGAAGTTGGAATTGGCACTTACACATCTTCTGGTACTACGCTTTCCCGTGACACGGTTTTAGCCTCAAGCAACTCAGGTTCTTTGGTTAACTTTAGCGCCGGTACAAAAGATGCGTTTGTCTCATACCCAGCGGGCAGGTCTGTCGATGCTGGACAAGGGTATCTGCAAATGGCTAGTACCGTTACGGCTAGTTCAAGCATAAAAGATGGAAACAATGCTTTTAGCATAGGCCCAGTCACGATAAATTCTGGTGTTTCTGTAACTGTCCCAACTGGCTCTGTCTGGGTTGTCCTGTAATAAGCCAATAGAATACACAAAGGAGCTTTAAACGTGCCATCCTCATATACCAGTCTACTAAGCCTAGTCCTTCCGGTAACCGGAGAACTCACAAATACGTGGGGCAATGTAACTAACACCACCTTAACTCAGTTCGTTGAGAACTCTATTGCGGGGTATCAAACCCAGAGCGTGACAAGCGGCGATTGGACATTATCCACAAGCATTCCGGGGGACACTGGTTCATCCTCTACTAACGCTGCACGGTACGCTATTTTGATTGTTACTGGGGCACCGGGGGTATCTCGTTATATCTATGCCCCATCGCAGAGTAAGACCTACGTAGTTATCAATAACTGCACCGACCAAAGTTCTGTATACATTGCAGGCGGCACATCTTCTTCCCATACTACAGGCGTTGAGATTGAGGCTACGGGTTCGGCCTTGGTTGCTTGGGACTCTACTATTAGTGACTTCGTTAAAATTGCTGGTGGTGGTGGTGGAGCAACAGGTACTGGCGGCGACCAAATCTTTTTTGAGAATGACCTGACAGTCACAGGAACTTACACAATCCCCACGGGCAAGAACGCCGGTACGTTTGGCCCAGTCACAATAAATTCAGGTGTCACAGTTACAGTACCAACTGGCTCTGTCTGGACAATCGTTTAAGGAGCATATATGAGTTCAGTAGCAATTTCAGGTGGCGCAAGTGGGACTGGTGTTTTCACCGTAGCTGCACCCACTACATCTACCAATCGAACACTTACGTTACCTGATGCAACAGGCACTATCGCACTAACTAGCAACATTGTTGCATCCCCTCAAATTCAGCCTATTTCTGCATCGGTAGCATCGAGTGCATTAACAATTACCGCGTCAGCGCTAACCCTAGATTTTCGTTCAACCACTTTAGGTAGTGGTACTGTTACTACAGTTACTGGAACACCTGCCAGTCTTACTATACCCAGTACTGCAACGCTAGGCACTATAAGTGCGGTCCAATCCCGTCTAATTGTTCTTGCCATGAATAACGCTGGCACGCTTGAATTAGCGGTGGTCAACAGTTCTGGCGGTAATGATTTAACAGAAACTGGATTGGTTAGTACATCAGCAATAGCGGCTGGAGTAAATCAGACAAATACTGTTTATTCTAATACGTCTCGTTCATCTCTTGCTTATCGTGTTATTGGCTATATTGAGTCTACACAGGCAACAGCGGGCACTTGGGCTACGGCCCCATCAACTATCCAAGGTTATGGTGGTCAGGCATTGAATGCCATGTCTAGTATTGGATACTCACAAACTTGGCAATCGCCAACACGCTCTTTGTCAACAACCTATTACAACACCACTGGAAGACCAATTAGTTGGAATGTTACTGCTGATGGTGGTGCGCCATCCATATCAATGACAATAAATGGTACTGAACGTGCATACACTTATATATCAGCAAGCTCTAACCCCTTTGCGACTCTTATAGTACCACCCAATGCAAGTTATTCTGCGGCAATAAGTGGCGGAACCCTACGCAATTGGCAAGAATTACGTTAAGGAAAAATCATGCATTACAAATCACCTGACAACTCCGTACACTTCATTGAGCCTGAGTTCGCTCACTTGCTTCCTGCTGGTTCTGTTCAGATTACAGACGAAGAGGCAGAGGCATTACGACCCAAACCTCCAGAGCTTACCTACGCGCAGAAACGCGCAGCAGAGTATCCGCCCATGACCGACTATCTTGATGGTTTAGTCAAAGGTGACCAAGCACAGATTGATAAGTACATTGCTGATTGCCAAGCAGTCAAAGCTAAATATCCGAAAGGCTAAACCATGACGTTAAAAGTTGACGGAACAAACGGCGTACTCCAAGCGTACGACTATCAAGTCCTTACCACGGGATTCTCATATACATTTGTAGCTGGTACTCAGGTACTGGTGATAAACCCTGCGGGTACTTTAGCGACTGGCACGGTAACAATGCCCCCAGCCCCCGTTGACGGGATGAACATCACCATTTCCTCGACCCAGCAGATTACAGCCCTAACTGTAAACGGCAACACAGGTCAGTCTATTGTTGGTGGGGCAACTGCGTTAAAAGCTGGCGGGGCTCAAGTATTTATATACCGACTAGCAAGCACTACTTGGTACAGCCAAAATAACAACGCCGCTATTGTTTCAAGTGCATATGCTGGCGCAGGTGGACAAGTCTTCAGCTCTGGTGGGACTTTCACAATCCCTACTGGTGTGACTGCGGTTAAAGCCACAGTAATTGGTGGTGGTGGCGGAGGTTACAACAGCAGTTGCGGCGTCGGTGGTAATTCTGGTGGAACTTCAAGCATTTCTTCTGGAACCCAAACAATATCCACTGTATCGGCTACTGGTGGAGCCGGTAGTTCTACTGGAAGTTTTGCCACTCCCGGCATTGGAAGTGGTGGAGATATAAATTTTAGAGGTGGCACTGGTACGTCCAACTCTCCCGGTATGGCATCACCTTTTGGTTCTGCTGGCAGTATTGGAACTCTAGTAATAGCACCCACTGGCTTTGGTGGTGGCGGTGGCGGCGCCGGTAGTGGTGGCATTGCTATTAAATTTTTAACTGGATTAACCGCAGGAAATACTATTACCGTCACTGTAGGCGCCGCTGGTACTACTTCAGGTAATGGTCAAGCTGGTGCCGGTGGCGTTATCGTTATGGAATGGTAAGGAGTAAAAAATGCAAGCACTAATTTCACCAAACGAATCCCCTATCTCCCACATCATTAGCTGGGACTCTGCAACGCCACCTAACCCTACATACGCACCATATCCAAACTCATGCAGAGTTGCGCAAGTAGAACCTGACGGACAAACATTCCCCGTAGCAGACCCCTTATTTTGGACTGCTTGCGCCGACGACGTAGTAGCAGACAGGTTTTATTACGACACTGCTAACAAGACAATCAATCCCGTTGTTAATGTTCCACAGCCAGCGGCGGCAGACCAACCAGTAGCATCAGGTACACAAGCATTGTGAAGACAGTAAACCCTGTACATGATGTTACATACGATGGGGCAACTATGCGTATTTACCACGCCAATAAGGGCGACGGTTTGCCACGCCATGAACACATCTATGCGCATTTGACTATGTGTCATGTTGGTAGTTGTGTAGTTCGTAAAGAAGGTATTGAGAAGATAATTGATAAAAACACACAACCCATAAATCTTAAAGCCGCAGAATGGCATGAGATTGAAGCATTGGAAGACGGAACAGTATTTGTAAACGTGTTTGCCGAAGGCAAATATTAAGGAGCGATTTATATGGCAATAACTATTTCTGGAACATCTGGGGTCACATACCCAGCAGGCGGCACGGATAACGTAGCTGGTTCTGGTGTTGGTACAACAGACACACAGACGCTGACAAATAAAACACTGACCAGCCCAACAATGTCAGGGGCGGTAGTAAGTGCTATGGCTTCTAGTGTTATTACATCTGGTACTTCACAAGCATCTACAAGCGGTACAAGCATTGACTTTACAAGCATACCGTCGTGGGTTAAAAGAATTACCGTGATGTATAACAATGTGTCTACTACTGGCGCTGGCATATTAATTCAACTAGGTTCTGGCTCTGTAACGACTTCTGGATATTCTGGTGGGGCTACATTTCAAAACTCTACTGGAGTTAGTTTTACAAGTAGCACTTCTGGTTTTTATCTTGCCGCTGATACTGCCGCGGCAACTCTTTATGGCTCCATTATGTTTACCAACATAACAGGAAATACTTGGGTTGGTAACGGAACTTTTTATGTTGGAGGCAGTAAATCAACTACAAGTGCTGGTGGTATTGCTTTAAGTGGAGTTCTTGACCGCATAAGAAACACTAGCAATAACGGTACAGACACATTTGACGCTGGCTCAATCAACATTTTGTACGAATAAATTTAAGATGTGGACCCCTTCTCTCTTCTCTTGGCTGCTCAGGCAGCCGTTGGCTTTATTAAGCAAGGGTGCAACATGCTCCACGAAGGACGCATGGAACTCGAGGGAGCAAAGAAAACTGTTGAAGGCGTCATCTCCGACGTCAAAGCCATCAAGGGAATTTGGGACTGGTTCATTGGGCTGTTTAAACAAACTAAACCAGACGCGCCCAAGCCTGTGGCGAAAGCGAAAGCGAAAGCCGCAGCAAAACAGCAGTCCTACGAAGACATGGAACTCAAGCTCATTAGTGAGATTGGGGCAAACCTTGGTGTCTTGTTTGACACCCAGCAACAGATTAACACGTACTACCTTGAGCTAGAGGAAACAAGCAAGACCAACTACGACCCAACCCAGAACACTAGCAAGAAGGCTATTGAGCGTGCGTTGATTGAATTGCAGTTGGAGAAGTTGATGGAGCAGACTAGGGAGGCTATGGTTTATGCCCCACCTGAGTTGAAAGATTTGTATAGCCGATTCTTGGTAATGCACGGCAAGATTGAACGTGAGCAGGAATGGGCAAGGTCAGAGACAATCCGCAAGGCTAGGCTGGCAAGGTGGAAGCAAGAGCAAGAAGATATTGAGTTAATTGGGTTGATAAGTAGCGGGGTCGCAGTTGTGTTTATATCTATGTTTTTTGGATGGATGATGTGGCAACTACGAAACTTATCTGGTGGGTCCTGATAGGAGTGGCGATATGCGTAATTGTTGGAGTTACCTCAATGGCATACGTAGAAACCCTATACATGCGAGCGCAACTCAAGCAAGAGATGAAAGAGTTGCGTAAGTTAAAACGTGAACTAAAGGAAAAATAATGTTAACTTTACTATCTACACTAATCTCGTTCTTGATGAGCGGTACACCCAAAATCTTGGAATTCTTCCAAGACCGAAGCGACAAAAAGCACGAACTTGAACTTGCCCGTATGCAGACTGAGCGGGAGATGCAACTCCTTGCCGCTGGCTATGCCGCTCAAGCCAAGGTCGAAGAAATTAAGACCGAGCAGGTTCAGTTGGAAACCAATGCCGCTACCACCCAAGCAGTTATTGGCGCACAGCAAGCCGAAATGCAAGCCCTCTACGCGCACGACATTGCTATTGGACAAGGCGCTTCTCAGTGGGTGGTTGACCTTCGCGCCGCTACCCGTAGCCTATTAACCCTTGGTTTTTACTTGCTCTTGGTACTGTTGGACATTGGCATCTTTTGGCACGGCATGACCCACGGAGCCGACTTCAACGACATGGCTAACCAGCTTTGGGATGAAGACACCCGTATTATGTTTGCGGCAATCATTACATTCCACTTTGGTGGTCGTGCATTTGGTAAGAGTGGTAGCTGATGCCCGTATCAGATAAAGCCATCGCCATGATTAAGCACCACGAGGGGGTGCGTCAAAAGCCTTATCGTTGTCCAGCTAAGTTATGGACGGTGGGTGTTGGTCATGTGCTATACCCAGAGCAAGGCAAACTTAAGATGGAGGACAGAGACTCCATTAACCTACGTATTGAAGACTTTCGCATATTTAGCATGGAGGAAGTAGATGCTATCCTTAAGTCAGATTTGGCCCGCTTTGAACGAGGTGTTGCCCAGTATTGCCCAGTTACCCTTACACAAGGTCAATTTGATGCTCTTGTCAGCTTTGCTTTCAATGTCGGTTTGGGAACACTTCAGCGAAGCACCCTCCGTCAGAAGGTTTTGCGGGGAGATATGGCAGGC